GTTTCCACCAAGCCAGCAGCGGTTTCAACACCAGCACCAACACGTTGGAACTGAGTCAAAGAAACTACGCCAGAGTAGGAGATTTGGCTGATGAAGCGTTGGGGAGCCAAGAACACCAAGCGCAAAGGCTGACCGATTTGCAGGGTACGAACCTTCAAAGCGCCGATCAAGTTCAACAGGTACTGAGCCAGTTGGCCCGAATCCCAAGTGCTGTAACCAGTGTTGCCATTGGAGTCAGCGCCCAAAGAAACGGCAGTAGCGCCAGCAGTGTTGATCAAGCCTTCGCCGTTGGCAGGGTTAAAGCCATACAACAAAGCATTACGCATTTGTTGAGCAATACCTTGGCGAGCAGCCAGACGCATAGCTTCGGGCAAGCTGTAACCCCAGTGCGAGGTAGCAGCTTCGTCGAAACCATCGTACTGAGCGCGAGTCTGCATACGGTAAGTAGCAGTGCTGATCATCGAGGGGATGACCGATGCGCTAGGCAGATTGTTCACTTGCGATTGATTAGCTTGAACTTGGGTAGTCAGCTGAATCTTTTTAGCGTAAACGTACAAATCGCTTTCGCCCAAACGAGGCATTGGGTTTTCACCAGCCAAAGTGGTGAAAGCGCCAGAAGCCAAGCTGTACTGCATGATGAGTTCAGGCATCATGTAGTGGGGGTTGGCGGTAATAAATGACGGTGCAAATCCGGACATGATTGTGTTCCTTCCTTAGTTAATTAGATCAGGCACACAGCCAGAGCTTCAGTGTAAATCCAGTTCAAAGCGCCAGTGCCACTGTTGTAGCTGGCAGTCTTGTTACCGCTGGTGCTGATAGACAGGATACGCACAGGGAATGCGTTGGTGCTGTCGTAGGTGGTGAGCCACTGGGCAGTGAAGTCCCAAGTAACTTGCTGAGTGATCAGGCCACCGTCCAACGAAACCAATGCGGGGTTAATACGCAAAGGAATACGAGCGCCGGAGCCGAAACGGTAGAAGTTAACGCTAGAACCAGCAGCAAACTGAGGGCAGGTGCTGGTAGGAGTGATAACGCCGCCGTAGGCTTGGTTGAACACGGTGATACCAGTGCTGTTAGCCAAGTTGGTAGCCAACGCAATGGTGGAACCCAAAGTGTTGGTGCCGGGCTGGCTTGCAGCAGCAGGAATGTCTTCAGAAATTGGCAGACCTCCCCACAAAGGAGTAGAAGCCGAAGAAGAAACAATACCACCAGACAAGAAGAACTTGACTGCGGGATCGTCGAGGGCATCACCTTGGGTGTAGCCAGCCGAGTTGGTGTTGAACAGACCAGCAGCGTTGGTCGTCAACATCGGATTGAAAGCAATAGAACCGCTCATGGTTTACCTCTTAGCGTTGGTTGTTGTTGGGCAGGTTAAAGGCGGTCACACGCATTGCTGGCAACTTGAAGTCATCCAACCATGCAGAGATAGAACCTTTGAACTTGGTGATGGTACGACCAGCGCGATCACGCTCAGTCATTTCGACCAGTTGACCATCGGCGTAAACACCAGGCGCTTTGCTAGCAGCCAAGGCTTCAGCGTAGATTTGCTTTTCAGCAATAGCCAACATAGCGTTGTCTTTAATGGCCTTCAGGTCAACATTCTTCCAGCTGTCCGAATAGCCTTGAACGCCGCGCAACAAACGCTTGCGATAAGCCATTAGGTTTTCGCCCTTCAAAGGACGGCTAGCAGCTTTACCGAAAGCAGCCATGACGCTGTCGCAATGAGCTTGAGCATCAGCCATAGCGGCTTCTTCTTCGTCAGCTTTCATTGCTTCTTCTTCTTCGTCATCATCATCTTTTTTGGCATCGTCATCATCAGGCTTCATTTCGCCAGCGGGACCATGCACAACAGGATTAGAACCTTCAGCGTCTTTACGCTTCTTTTTCTTCATCATGTCGTCGTCTTTTTTCTTCATGTCGTCGTCACCTTTACGAGCAACATATTTATGCTCTTCGGCTTCTTCGTCATCATCCATTTTGGAGTCATCGTCCATCATGGATTCGTCGTCGTCTTTACGCTTTTTATCAGCGGCAGACACCAGCGGGGGAGCTGGCATATTTTCCATAGCATCCATACGCACTGAAAGTTTTTTCAGTTCGCTAAGGATGGCGCTAAATGCATCGCCTGCGGCATCTGCCTTCGGCTCAAGTTTCTCTGTCATATCAGACACCTCAGGGTTGGTTAATAAAACTCCGGCTGGTTCGCCACCTTTGTCCCACACGCCCTTTGAGCCATGCGATTTTGTGACAATCGCAATGTGGTCCAAAAGGAATGGAGTACCTTCTATAAGCAATGGCTCCCCTGCCTCAGTGCGTAGTGTAGTATTTCCACTGAATTCGTCAAATACTACCGCAGGGCTGGTCGAAATATCGCCTTCGCAAATTTCGGCCATTGCTTTGTCGTCATAAATCTTTGCAATACCCCACACTTCATCGCCCTTAATGTAGGGCAACATAATGGAGCCAATCGCTCGATCTTTAAATTCTTTCGTATCAAGAACAGCGCCATCGGGGTGATCCATGATCACCATCAGACCATTGCAACGGTCCACAAATTCTTGATTCAAATACAAACTCGCATCACGCCAAACGTGTTCACCAATCTTGCTGCGATAAGCCAGACCAGTACCCGTAATTCGGATGTTCAATAAATGCATATTGCCGTAAGGCTGTGGACTAGGAAGAATGTCTTCCATCATCAGCTGGGCAATGTCTAATTCTGTTCCAGCTCCGGCCACTCGAAATGCAACTGCTTGGCCTGGGTGAAGGGGCGCGGGGGCGTCATCTGGTCTGCACCAATCGTATCCGGTGGACTCGTAGTTGAGATGCACGGGGAACTTCTCCACACCTCTTGCAAGAAACGTGACAAATTGCCCGTCATCATGCAATCGTTCCAGTGGGCCTTGGAAGTCGATGCCCGTTTCTTCTTTGCATTCGCGTCTTGCAGCTTGCTCATCAGATTCGCCCTCACAGAGGTGGCCCCCAGGGACGGCCCAAGTGCCAGGGTAATCGCCGCCGTTACCGCGACGAATCAACAAAATCTCTCCGTCCACGGTCACAAACATAATCCCAGCAGCCCGAGTAAACGGCCCGCCTTGAGGGTCAATCGGCGCTTTATAAGGCATTTCTGCACCCTCGTCGTCGCATTTCCATTTTCTCAAAGACTTATTAATCCTTGAGTCGGGATCATTCTTGGTTTCCTCAGATGTGAGCTTTTCTTTCATACCCTGCATCCGAGCGCAAAACGATTCTTTCCTAGAACCACCTTCAGGCTGTGGCGCTTTCAAATGAGCATGATGCTCTTTGTTGTAAGACTCACGGCCCTTTTCATTCAAGCCGCCATTCTTGTTCTTACCCTCTTTGCGCTGCCACGCCTCAGAGTCATCCTCAGGCACACAATTAGGAACGGGCTTGCCGTCCTTTTCCTTCATGCCAACCTGCTTATAACCACTCCAGCATGGGTCTGCATCCTCTTTTGGATGCGCCAACGCATGAAGCGGATCATCGGTAATTTCAGGCACTTCATCAGCGCCAACAAATTCTTTTCCAACAGATTGCGGAATTCCAACCTTCTTAGCGAAAGCGGGATTGTGTGCAACGCCTTGCATTAAGCGTTCTTGAGCGGGACTTACTGTTGGCATATCTTATTGTATGACCTATTTTAGCTTTGTCGCAATAGATGACCGCCCTTTGGCTGTCAACATATCTTCGGGCAAATCTGATAATGAGTAAATGTATTCATAAACGCATTTGCAGTTCGGCTCCATCCCAGGCCGCACTATGCTGTCCACATACTTCCTGCCTGACAACTTCATCAGCCGATTTTTCATCGCCCAGTTGTCACGAATCACAAAAAACTCACCGCTCACATCAATGTGCTTGTGCTTTTCTCTGTAGTTGTACCCTGGGACCCTCCACTGCGAGTGCCACCTTGCCGCAATCGCCCGTCCCTCTACACTGAGTATTTCCTCAATCTCAGTCTGGAACTTGTGCATCTGATCACGAACAATAAACTTGCCTTCTGCGTCCACATTTGAGATAGCTTTTTGGATTTTCTTTTTCTCTTCTGCTCGGTCAAACTCTTTGATTCCTCCAGCAGGTACGCTGCTGGCCCATCCAACAAAACGCCTAACCACGGTGTCAATTGACTCTTTGTAGTTTCGTTCAATTAAATCTGCTCCTACAAATTTTCTTAACGCCAATCGACGCAATATCTCATCCTTGGCCCGATCAAACGAACCTTTATCCATCTTTGGATACTTTTTCAGCAAACCCTTATTCGTCACCAAATCCTTATAAACGCCGTCCAGACGCCTATACAAAATTAAGTTCATCTCTTTGGGCTGCATAAAGCTAAAGAGTGCGGCCACAACCAAAGCCTTTTCCCAATCCTTCAACTGCTTACTCGACAGCAAGCCGTACAAGGCAATGGCTCCAACAGCCATCGCCAAGGTTTCAGAAAAAGACTTCTGTTTAGCCATTAGGTTCCACGCGAAGGTGGTGGCAGCTTCACATCAGGCAGAGGAGCCACTGGCGGCTCATAATCCCTCAAATTATCAATATTCAACCGCAGCTCACTTGCAAACAGCTCCGGAATGTTATTGATATTGTTCTCAGCCCACTCAATCAACTTCGAGCGATTTTCAGGATCAACCACAGGCATCAATGTTCGCAAGATCTCAGTAATGCCGTGCAACTTCGTTTCTTCGCCCTTGATTACCTCACTGTGAGGCTCTTCCATCAATGACGGCCACTTGGCCTCAAAAGCATCCTTGCTCTCAAAGAAGAACTTCTCATAACTCACATCCGAATAAATCTCAGGGTATTCATTCTTTAGCGCTTCAAAAAAATTACGGTTCCAAGCCCTGTGCATCACAATGCGGTCAAAGAACTCAAACGCAGGGCGCATCTCATGACGCAAACCCTCAATGTATTGCACGATCTGCTTCGTATCCTCAGACCCCTCACCAAAACCCTTGGTGAAAGCCTCATCCTTCAACAGCTTGGCCGGAACATCACTCGCCGCAGCAATATTGGCAATGATGTTATCTCTCGCCACCGTCATCGCCTTATCGGTATTATTGAGGTCAATGCTCTCAATATTCTCCTCCGGCTGAATGCTCAACACATTCCCAGTAGAAGCCTCTTGCAACAACTGACGCTTATAACCAGCGGCTTTTTCCATCAGGTTATTGATGATGGACCCAGGCTGCTGGATCTTCGCCACCAACAACCCAGCCTTCAGACTGACCAAATCGTCCACCTGCATCGACTGCACAAACGACTTCAATGGATACAAAGCCCTCAAGAAGATACTGCGGCCAGAAAAGCTCAGTGACGAACTCTGGAAATCCAAATAAATGGGCGTTCCATGAAAAACCGTCACGCTCTTGCTCGGGTGATAAGGCTGACCCGCCGCCGTGATGTATTGCAATGGCTTTTGGAAATCCGGCGCATTGGGCGTCTGATTCGTCACCACAGAACCCGCCAGATTCAACGCATCCAGCACGTTCACATACAAATCATCAACCTCACCCAACTTCCAAAAGTCAATTGGGTCAGTCGTACTCATGTTGGGCGCATTCACCACAATCGCCCCAACACCATAAACCCGACTGATCTGGAACAAATCCCGAACGTGGTTCGTGCAGTCCAGTTGGTTCCATTCCTTGATAAAAGCCTTAACCAGCAAATCCTCAACAGGCGACCCAATGCTGATTTGCCTTGGCTTAGACAGCGCCAACCTGACAGGCTTTTCCACAACCTTTGCGGCCAGAGGGTGGTATATCCACAAAGTTTTTGCGTCCTCATAGGACAGCTGCGCCCCTGGCTGCACATCCATATTCAGAATGTTCATCAAAGGACTCGGATACCCCGTGCCATTAATGGTTATGTTGCTCATATCATTCCTTGCTCGACAATCAAATCATCATCGAATAATCAGTCAGGCCAACCGCCACACCATAAGTAAAGCAGTCCAACAGGTCATCTGCCCTCTTTGCAGCCTCTTTATCCCCAATTCTAAAGGTAGTTACTTGATGCAGGAAGTGATTCATACTCCTGCCCTTCCAATTCACTACCTTCTCATAAGCATACCTGCTGATCTTACACAGCCCAGACGCCACTGGCCCCCCGACAATAAATGCACGGTCATCCTTGCCCTTACTCATCAAGCGACTAGACAAAGCCTTCACCGGCCAGCCCCTGCTACGAGCCTGTTGAATCAAAACACTCCCACCCGCAGCATCCTCAACAAACAACCCCAACGAGCCACTCCGAGCCTGATAAGTACTCGCCAGCATCTCGCATTTCTCAATCACTTTGGGAGCCAAATGCTCAAGTGACGCCGCATCAATCGAGTACATCTCCCAATCCAACACCACCAGCTTATGGCCGTAATACTTGGAAAACGCATAGTACACAACCGCAGTCGCATCATGCTCACTGCCGCTCTTCACCGAGCAATCCATCACCGCATAAACCCCATCACATTTCAGTGTGGGTTCCACGGGTTGCTCATTCTCTAAAAGATACTCCAGCCGAAAGAACGTCGAATTAGCCCAAGAAATGAACTTTGCCTCATACTCCTGCTGAAACACCAAAGGATGCTCAGTCTTCTTCAGACTCTCCAGCTCCTCTAATGGCACATACGGATTCGTACTTGTCGGCGCATAGAACTGCTTAAACCCCAACTCCTCATCATGCCAAGCACGGTAAAAGAAGTTGTCTGGGTCCACGCCATTGGGTGTCGAAAACAACCAAAACGACCCCCTTGTCGTCAGCAATGTCGGCTTAATCGATTTCGACCAAATATCAATCATGTCCGGCTTCGTAAAAGCAGCTTCATCCAAGAAACCCACCTTATACGTCCGACCCCGACCAGCCAAAGGGTTGTCATTCACAACCCAAAAGTCATTCACACCACCTGTCGTGCAGCGAATAACCCCTTCAGTCTTACTCGCCGATTTCGTCACCGGCTTCAATATATCCAGCAACTCAGTCTGCGGCTCTGCCAACTGACGCCACTCCGGCGTAAATAACCCCGCCTGAAACCCCTTCAACGCCGTATCCGCTGCAATCGTCACCATCATCTTGGTCTTACCCCAGCGACGACCACAGCAAACCACATTAAAGCGGCTCTTGTTATTCCAAATATCAACCTGCCCAGAATGCAGTGTCGGCAGAATAACCTTAGGCATCAGGCAAACCGCCCTCAACAGTCACCACCGTATCTGTCTCGGCGGTTCCATTGGCAGGACTGTTATAAATCTTCGGCAACACCTTGCACAAAATCCACTTGCGTGTGTCAACCCTCAGACGCGAACGCTGCACAAACTCATTGTCCAACTTCCGCTTGCCATCTTGGTCAATAAAAGCATCCCCGCTACTGTCATCCGCAATCTCAAGAATCTCTTCCAAAAGACCATCATAAATAGCCCTGCGAATGTCCCAGTACCGATCCCCAAACCCATTGTGGTTATCCATCGCCCACTTGCGAATCACAAAATCAGACGGCATACCAGGCATTTTGCCGATTTCGTGAACAGAATGGCCTTGCATCATCAAATCCAAGATTTGATTTGCAACGGCCTCACTATAACGAACTGCTGGTCGGGGTGGCTTTCTCATGCGCCGTTTATATCACGGGCACCAGTTGCAGGGCAAGCCCTTACCATCAAATCCTTGGGTGCAAAATATTTTCGCACTCCAATTGATTTTAAATTTAAAAAAATTTTTGGCGATTGCGGAAGTCATTTTTCGGTGTGTGCGTCGAAAAATGCGGTAGGGTGGCGGGTCTTTTTT